AGACCAGCAAACTTGAGTGTTTATGGTTCGCACACTGTAAAAGATGTTTCTAAATCAAGTAGATGTGAGATAGGTCCAGTAGATCACGAGGAATTAGAGTTTGCCGGGAAAGTGTTAGATTTATACTTTGAAAATTTTGATGATTTAAGTGAGAAGGAAATAGTAAAAGGAGATGATATGTTAGCCCCAATAAATAAGAAATCATCTAATGGAATTTTCCCCATAAAAGGAAAAAAGGAATGTTTTGATTTTGATGAAGGAGTCTTTAAAGATGATTTTAGAGTTTTATATGATGATTTTGAGAAGAGGATGGAAACAGGAGATGTAGAAGTTAAACACATAGCTTGGTTTGAAACTCTTAAGGATGAGTTAAGAAACAATGAAAAGAAAGATCCTAGAAGTTTTAGAGTTAGTCCCGTTACTATGCAAGTATTAACGAAGAAGTGTTTTGGGAAAATGGTTAAGAAAATAGTTAAGGACAGGTGGTTCAACGAAATTATGATAGGTATTAACCCGTTTTCTGAATGGCCCCAATTGTACAACAGGATGCAAGGAGGTAGATGTTGGGGAGGAGATATAGGGAAATATGATAAATGTATGAGAGTTCAGGTTCAAATTAAAGTAGCAGAAACAATTTTAAAATATTATAAAGGAAAGCATCAGAATGCGGCTAGGAATGTTTTATTAAACATAGCATATAATATAGTTGTAGTTAATGATGATTCATGGATTTTAACACATTCATTACCATCAGGTTGCTGGTTAACAGCAATTTTTAATAGTTTAGTAAATAGAGTATATACAACCATGTGGTATTTTCGAGAGATGAAATCACACGGTTACACACCAAATTATCTTAAGTTTCACGAGCATCTATCAGATCCGGTTTACGGAGATGATAGACTAAATAGATGTATAGATGTAAAGTATGAAAGTTTTTTGAATGCAAACACAATGGAGAAGTTTTTTAATTCTTTGGGTATGGAAATGACAGATTCTATGAAGGGTAAGATAGTAACTCCCTTTCAAGACATAAATGAGC